AAAATGGATCCGACTGATCATCAAATACCAGTCGACGAGGAGTTTATGTATCAACTTTGGTTCGAAACATACAACCACAATTATGTCGAATTAATCTTTGATGGTTTCTTATTTCGAACATGGAGAGGAGACTACTTCGTAAGACTGCCGAACAAAGAAGACCAAAAACTAATAACTTGCAAAGAGGTGATGACAACATGACCTCTTCTTTATTTATTGCAGTTCCGGTTTACAGCGGGAAAGTTCGAGCTTTCGAGTCCTCTATGGAGCGATTGAAGAAATCTCTTACGAGATGTGGGATACAACATTCTGTTGTTGAATTGTGGGGAGAATCTTTAATCACGCGCGCGAGAAACAAACTAGTTAATACTTTCAGAAAGAAATCTGATTTCACTCATTTCATGTTTATTGATTCAGATATTGAGTTTTCTCCCGCAGATGTATTACGACTGTTACATTCAGGTCATGATTTTTGCGCAGCACCTTATCCGGCTAAGGCTATTGGCACACAATTAATTGGTAATCCGCAAGTAAAAGATGGATGTGTGAAAGTCGTTAATGGATGGGCCGAGGGACAAGATCTACCAACAGGATTTATGATAATTTCTCGCACAATATTTGATAAATTAGCACCATTTGTTCCGGAAGTAGATGACGATGTAGTTGGATCAGGCGTTGGAGCTTATCATAATTTCTTTGATTGTGGAGTTGATGGCCGTCAATACCTCAGTGAGGACTGGTGGTTTAGTCGGTTATGCGGCCTCCATGGAATACAGCCTTGGTTGGACACTAAGGCAAAATTAAAACATTGGGGAATGTATGGGTATAGTTGTCCATCTCTAGAGGAGCAGTGGGAAGCAGCCAAAAAGAAACAAGTCAAGGTAGTTGAGAAAGTTGAGATCAAATATACTCCACAGATCTTATATTCTCCTTGGCTTCCGGGGCGGTCCCAAAGTCTTTTGAGGATTGGATCCCTATTAGGAGACATTCGTACTCACGAATGCAAGGGAAGCCAACGAGAGTTCATGCTATCTCGTTGGTATGCCGCATCAAACGCAGCGGATGCTGCAAAAGAAACACATGTTGTGATGTTTGATGACGACGCTTTGTTCTGCCCACAGCACGCGAGAGAGAGACTCGATGAAATTATTAAATCCAAACCTAGAGAAATTATTGCGCTCCATAATCCTTGTGTGGATAGCTTGGAAGCTATGTATGCCAAAGAAAAATGGGTGACTTCTGACGACGCCACAATTGGTTCGGGGGTTATTTTTCCTTTATCTGTCTTCGAGGAGTTTCTTGTATGGATTAACAATAACCTGAAAGAAGGCGCTCTTGACGCCGCTAATCAATTTGGCATGGATGCTCTATATGGAATGTTTGCTGTTTGCACCAAGCGATTGGTTTACCATCCTATCCCTACAATCATGGATCAAGACACCAAATTGGTAAGTTCACAGGGGAATGAAGATACACCTGGTCGCAACACCGTGTGTAATTGGCGAGATGGTCCAATCCCTGAATCATACGATGATGATGGGCCTCATTTACATATGGGTAGATGGTTTCCGGGACTACAAGCTTTAATTGAGGAGTGGGTGAAATAATGCTGGCAATAGGTAAACATGATGGTGACTATGTGTTCTTTGGCCAAGATGGTGGGAAACAAGTCAAGTTCCGCTGTTCTGAGGATGAGGCTCGATCAGCACTAAGACAGTTAGCTGCTGCATTAGGTGATACAATTCCATCCCGAGAGTCTATCTTGAACGCTGCCCGAGATGTGACGCGGCCTCAGATTATTGAGGGAACACCATCAAAACCAGGCCCTATTAATTTAGCTAAACCATTGGATTTGAATGCTGTGGCTAATTTAATTGGTGAAGATCCCGCCGTTGAAGCAATGCGAAAAGACGAACGGGAAATGAAGGCACGATCAAATGCTGAACAAACCGGCATTAATATCGTGAAACGGACTTCCGAAGAAGACGCGCAGAAACAAGAAGCACGTCGAGCTAGACTACAAAACGCTCTTGGAGTAGACGAATGAACTCAGTAGATAAACTTGCATACGGTGTTCTAGCTTTGGCCCACAAGGAGAAGGCTCGGATTGACAAATGTGATGTATTAATTCCAGGTCAGCAACCAGAACGTCTAGGAGATATTCTGATTGAAGTTGGTCAGGATTTTCTTGAACTCCTCTATAGTCAGAAACCTGACTCTGAATGTCCCGATTTCATTGATAACGTTAGAGCTGCATCTGCAAAATTATCAGAAGATCTAGTTGCGAAGAAGGCTGAAAAATCATTAATTTTATCAGCTGCTGATTGCGCACGTTTAGATAAAGCTAAATCAAAGCGACTCAGGCGTGTCAAATAAGAAAAAAGCTGACCCGAATGATTATCTTCTTGGTGGATTGAAGTTTGATACCAAATCGAAGTTCAAGGTTGCTGAGAGTTTCCTAGAGTTTTGTGACCAAATAGGTGTTAAATTAAGTCGTGCGCAACTGGTTGCATGTGCAATCGCATACGATGGCGTTCAACCCGAAGATTTGAGAGGGTCCGATCGGGAATTAGCTCGCAAATTGTTTGGTGATATTGAGTCTATTACTGATGAACAGCGTCGCGTATTCGTTGCTGTGGCCGGAGCTAGAGCTGGTAAGACATACGTATTAATTGCCCTACGGATCCTGCATCTGGCACTTACTGTTCCTTTAGACGATTTGGCACCTGGTGAAGTAGCCTCAGCACCAATCATAGCGCCAGATATGGATCAGGCTTGTAAACCACTTAGATTTATCCAAGGTGCAGTCAGAAATCATCCTGAACTTTTGAAGATGGTGGTCGGGAAAGCTGATGCAGCTGAATCAATTGAGTTTGCTAGAGATGGTAAATCTGTCGAAATCGTTGTTAGAGCCGCGTCGGGAAAGGGACGAACGGGACGAGGTTCGAACTTAGTTGGAGCAGCTTTAGAAGAGACGGCATTTTTCAGAGATGCCGGAAGTGTTGTAAATGATCAGGAACAATTTGATGCTATTACTATTCGCGCTGTTCTTCCTGGATCTCAGATTATCATCGTATCTACACCCTGGGCTCAAACGGGGTTGTTATACGATTTCTTTTCACAGTGTCATCCGAATCCGGAATGTGCCGGGTTGCCTCCAACCCTTAAGCTTGGGACTACATGTCTCGCAATGCACAGCCCCACTCTGGTTTTCAGAGATAGTCCGATTTTACGACAAGTGGTTGAACAACAATATCAGCAGGATTCAGAAAATGCCCGACGAGAATACGGCGCCCAGTTCATGGGCGCTGGAACTGAGTCTTTCTTTGACCCGATCGTATTATCTAAGAGTGTTGATTCGACCTATCAATTTCCAACCCTCCCCGAACCGGGTGACAGGGTTATGGCGGGTATTGACCTCGGGTTTACCAAGAATAGCAGTGCGTTGGTGGTTTCGCATCTAAAACAAGGGATTATCAGAGTCGCCCAGATTATAGAGAAGAAACCGCAAGAAGGTGCAGCATTACAGCCTAGTGAAGTTTGTCGTGAGTTTGGTGAAGAAATACGCCGTCACGGCGGAAGTTATTTTATGGCCGACCAGCATTATAAACAAACTGCAATAGAGGTAATTGGCAAGCTAAATCTAGGATTCGTAGATGCCCCAATGTCGCCTGCTGAATCATTCATCAAAACTCGGACCCTGATGAGGGAAGGGTTGGTCAAAATACCAAATCATCCACGATTACTGCGTCAGTTAAAAGAAGTCACTTGGAGGAAAAACTCGGGTGGGAATATAACAATCATTTTGCAAAAATGGCCAACCGGGGAGCATGGTGATATAGTATCAGCGTTTGTTCTTTCTATCTTCCAACAATCTGGACAATTGGTATTGGCTCCAAAACCTAAAGTTGGAACCCCGGAAGCGGATGCGATTGAAGTCAAAGAAGCACAAGAGCGTCGTCGCCAAGCCCAATTGCGAAATGACCAATCCCTAAGGCAAAATTGGACCCCCGGAGATAGATCAAGATGAAAACACAACTCTTCTTCAACAAGGTGCTGTCGCCATCAGCCCAAATCACAATCCTCCAAGAATGGCTGAATTGTGGATTAATTAATGAAACTGAATACAAACGAATGATGTGTGGATTTTGTGAACATCAAATTGAGCAAGAAGACTGTCTAGACCCTAATTGCATAATCAAATATGTTCTGGATTGTTAGCCCGGTTTTGACCGGATTGGGGTATGACAGAGTCACTTATTGATCTTCGTGCTAGATTAGAATTATTGAAAGAGTTTGGGGTCGCTCAACATGACCCGACGACTGGGATGGTGGCGTTTTTCACCCCAAAGTCCGTGCTGATGCCTATGAGCAAAGAGGCTCAGATGGAAGTCGAAGCCCGGCGAGCTGAACAACAAGAGGCAATTGAACAAAAACGCAAGTTTGGTGCTTCGGGAGGTTTTGTTCCAAATCAATTAACTGCTGATGAAATAGAAATTAGGCATAAATCTGAAAAAGAGGAACAGTTGAGGTTTCAGCGTCAGTCTGAAAAGGTTCGGGCCGCTAGGGCTCAATTAGACGCTAAGACTGCCCAATGAGTTCAAAAGATAGCCAGGCGATGGCAAAAGCGCAGGAAATGCGCGCCAAACGCAAGAACAAGATAAAGAAAGATAACCCGGAGACCGAAAAACCGGACACTGGGAAGTTTAACACAGGACCGGATTTTCACCCACTAGGTCAAGATCTCCGTTGGTATTTAGCTTCGGCAGATGACATTCACAATTTAGTCATGTCACGTGTTTCGCGCTTGCGAAACCGTCAACGTGCACGACGAGAGATGTATAGATATTATCTACAATTATATGGTGTTAATGAGTTTACAGGCCTGGGTCTAACAAATTATGAAGCTGCGTCTATTGGATTCGTTGCTCCCAGTCTCCCATATAACTTAGTAAGACGAGGCGTCAACACTGTTACAGCTAAAGTTGGACGACATAAACCATTACCAATGGTTCTCACGTCACGTGGAAACTATAAATTAACAAAGAGAGCCCGTTCACTAAGTTATTTCCTTGAAGGTGCTTTCAACGCTTGTGATGTATTTGCTAAAACCCCCTGGCAAGCACGGGATTGTTTAGCACTTGGTCCTGGTCTCCAATGGATCCATCATTATCCTGGTGACAAACTTCCACGATGTGAACGAGTTTTAGCTTGGGAAGTTTTTGTTGATATTGGGGACGCTCATAATGGTGACCCAACTCAATTGTGGATGGTGAGGTGGGAAGACAGAGTTGATCTTGAAAGTCACTATCCTGGTGCAAATGAATTGGGAGAAGACCGACCAACTATAATAGAACATTCTGGTAGCACATCTGGATTAATTGATGATATGCCCGATTATGAACAGGGCGTGGATCGTGTGTTAGTTACACGTTGTTGGCGTCTTCCTTGTGGGGGTAAACCTGGGAAGTTCTATGTTGGGGTAGATGGTGGTCTCTTAGATCAAGGCGAATATAACAAAGACCATTTCCCTCTAGTTATGCTTGGATATACCAAACCCATGATTGGCTATTGGCCTGATGGTTTGGCAGCAGAAATGTCTGGATTTCAGGAGGAATGCAATTATGTAACTGAAACTCTGAGAATGGCCCATCGAATGGTTGGAACAGGTATTTGGAAAGTTCCTGACGGTGGTGATATGATTGATTCTCACTTCGTAAATGAAGTGGGGTATTTGCTCAAATATAAGCCGGGATTTGAACCCACATATCAATCACCAGAGCCGGCTAACGCTCAAACTTATAGCTATCAACAGCAATGCGCTAATGATTCGATGAAATGGATTGGCGTCTCTCAGATGAGCGCCAATGCCGAAAAACCATCTGGTATCACGGCTGCTGTGGCCTTGAATACTCTAGCCGATTTGGAAAATGATAATTTTGCTGTTTTCGAACAGGCTTATGAAGACCTCCATGTTCAGATCGCCGAACGCTTCATCGAAGAGTTCAAAGAAATGCATGAGGAAAACCCTGATTTAGCTGTATTCGTATCCCAAAAACGTCAACTTCTCGAAGTTAAATGGGAAGATGTTGACATGGACGCTGATGCAATTCAGATCCAGATCTGGCCAACGGCGTTGTT